CTGGTATTATGATTAACATCTATCCTGTCAGTCTTTGAAACTCCTACACGATCTAATATGGTCTGTGCAGCTTGTAGCTTATAGTTAGCTTGAGGTACAGGCTTATCTGACTTCAAAACCTCTATAATCTTGAACGCTGCTGTAGGGGCTTCCCTTGCAAGTACGTTTTGGGCTAAATCTACTACTTCCTCTTTTAAACTTTTTAGTACTTGATAGTGATTGCCGGAGTAACCTGCAAGTTCGGCTGACTTTTTAAAGTCTCCTCCTGTATCTACGAGGTGACCCAAGAACGCTTCCTGCTTTTCAGTAAGGTTCCTGTCTTTTGTTTCAGCTAAATAATTAGTTGCCATGTTAGTATTATAGAGTTATTTTACAAATTTGTCAAGCCTTTGTAAAGTTTTTTACTTTATTTCGCAAATGACTTGACAAACTCGTAAAAAATGTGTACAATAGAATTGTAAGATTCCCCAGGGTTGTATATATATCTAACACCCTCCAACACCCTCCCAAGTTTATTCAAAATCATATAGAAAATAGGTGCAACCTTTGTAAAGTTAGGGGGCTGGTTAATATTCTAAATCTTCCTGAAATGTATTTGTTTTATATATATACGGGGTACCCCCTAGGTGGCTCCTGCCCTCCCATACTTTGTAAATGAGAATCATTCTCAAAAAGATAATCATTCGCAAGTGCCTGATTTTACAAGCTTTATAAAGTGAATGAGAATCATTCTCACTTAGCAAACTTCAAAAACTTTATAAAGTGTAAATGATAACCATTCTCATTTAGAAATTTGTAAAGTTTTACAAGTTCTGTAAATGAGAATCATTCGCATCTAGTTTATAAAGTCTTGAAAAGTCCTTTTAAAGTTATAAATTATAGAAATGATAATCATTCTCATTTAACTTCATAAAGGCTTCACCATTTCCCCTATAAAGCTTCGAACACGTCACCAATACTAGAACACCTATTTTTCCTAAAAACTTCATACAAGGCATTCTGAGAAGCCTATATATTTCACAATATTGTCACAGTCTTGTCACATACTTGTCACATTGATGCTGTAGGGAAATTCATATATTCATAAACTTTATAAAGCTTTATAAGTTATTTATATAAATTCCTTACTACTTTTTGATTAATCCGTCAATAGATTTTGCAAAATTAAAGCATATTTATTTTTAAAAAAAGTACTCAAAAGACTTGATATTTTTTTTTACTTCAGGCTAAATACTCATATAGCGAAAGGAAATAATCTGAATAGCCAAATGAGAATGACTCTCATTAAGAAATAAGGAAAATATTATGTATCAACAATATACAAATATAGAAAATGGGAATATTGAATATAGATTTATTCAAGATGAGCCAAAAGAAGTTAAAAAGCTTTCAAAGAATGCAAAAAGGAAAGCTAAAAGATATGGTAAGAAATCCAAAACAAAAGTTTTAGGTATTACTTCTTATCAATATGCATGTATCGAAACTCATAGAGCAAGATACGGAGCTAATCCAGAGTTAAAATTAATTCTACAAGGGTATTGATATTTATATTCATTAGTGTAAGATTAACTTATAAACAAAAAGACGAATAGAGAAAATCGAAAGTCTAGGATAACTAAGCACATAGCGTTCTATGTCGTTGGTATGGCTCACCATCGTGAAACCAAAAGAGCCATTTATAAACGAGGTAAATTATGGATAACGATAAAATTTTAAATGACTTGTTCGAGGAACTACTTGAACAAGGATACAAACCGGCAGATGCTGAAGCTGAAGCCTACAATCGCTTTTACGAGCAAGGAGTATGAGACTATGAAACAAGGACATCTAATAAATAAAATCAATAGATTAATACCTATTGCGAATGCGACACCTATGTCAGAATTTTATGATGATGATAGTACAGGTATTTGGATTCGAGGGAGTGAGTATTCTTATAAAGGCTCTTTACCCTATGAAAGATTATTATTTGAGTATTACTTAGATGATGATGCAGTACATCCAGACTTACTAGAAATAATCGAGGATGCTGATTGGATGTGGGAACCATACGATGCAGGAACCTTGATGCTGTATCCAAATTAATAAGGAGGAGTTATGAAAAATGAATTGAAAGGATTTAATTTTGCAGATGAACTGCACAAAATAAATGATATGTTGGTATGTAGTAAAGAGGATTTTTTATATTCTTATGGTTATCTAGATGAAAATGATTATGAGGAAACTAGAAAATTTATGATAGAACTTATGAAAAATTACTATAAACAAAATAATATTAAAGCTGATATTGAAACTTATGAGGAGAAAATATGAAAATAAGATTTATACCAGAAGTTGACCCAGAAGAGAAAATCTTTGGGGTTCAATTTGTATTAGAGAATTATGCTATTGATATTTATTTTTGTTTTGCAATATTCAAGATAGGTATCTTTAGAAATAAGGGTGAGTGTTGGTCTGTTCTATTGGGATTCTTTAGGATTGAAGGCACTAATTTAAATATGGGGTGGTAAACTATGGGATATAAATTATTAAGCGTAAACTCTAATCCTAAAATCGATAAGAGTAATAAAGTATCAGAAAAATATTGGTCTTGCATTATGCACTTGCGACCAGTAAGCACAAAGATATGTCCATATCAAGACATAGCCAAGTGCAAGGATGCTTGTTTAAATACTGCAGGACTTGGTGGAGTGTATCCAAGTATCCAAAAGGCTAGGCAAAAGAAAACCGATCTATTCTTAAACGATAGAGACGAATTTATGAGAGTGTTAGTCAAGGATATCAATACATTTATCCGAGCCTGTAAGCGTAAGGACAAGCGACCAGCGATAAGATTAAATGGGACTAGTGATATTCAATGGGAGTACATAGAGATTGATGGATATGAAAACATCTTTGCCATGTTCCCAGATGTACAGTTTTATGACTATACCAAGATACCCACGAGGAAGATAGATCATATACCGAACTATCACTTGACATGGAGTTATAGCGAAGCAAATGACAAGTATGCCAAGATGTTTGACAAAGTACCGAACAACAAAGCAGTAGTATTCAAGAACAAAATACTACCAAGCATGTTCAAGGGACTAAAAGTTATTGATGGGGATACCCACGATATGAGATTTTTAGACGAACCAAATAGCGTGGTTGGTCTGAAAGCAAAGGGCAAAGCTAGACAAGATAAGTCTGGATTTGTAATTAATGTAATACAATTAGCGTAAAGCTAGGAGAAAATAATATGGTAAAGAAATTTACAGATAGGTATGATAACAGAAAAATCTTTTATCATTTTAATGTGTTTGGAGTTAAGTTTAGATTAGCTGTCAAAACTGATAGATCATTTAAACGAGGTAGTGATAAGAGAAAATATTTCTCATACCTACCTAAAAGTATTTACTATACGGACATGGGTTATTCTTATGATGGTAAAAACTTATACACTTTAACTAAGTAAAATGGTTAGAGTATATTTAAATACCCCAAGTCTTTCAGCTTGTGATGAGATAGCAACATTTGTAGATGAAAAATACTATGATGTTTGTTGGCAACAGCTAGAAAAACTAGCAGAGCAAGAAGGATATATACTAACTGAATCTATAACAGAGGAGGAACTATGACTGCAAAAACTTACAACATCACAGTCAAGTGTAAGACTGAGGAAGATAGAGATATTGTATTAGCAACGCTTGACGAGGGTGTTGCTAATGCACAAGTGGAGACACTTCTTGAACAAGGCATTATATTTTATGAACAAAATAAAAATCGTGTTCATTATTCTAATGTTTATTTTTCTGAGAATGATGAGAGTCATTGGGCAGATAAAAAAAGGATGGTGGTATAATGGAAGATGATATAATAAACGAGGTTGTCGATCAACACTATGCAGATGCACCCTTGATTGACACCAATCCAGAAACAACTGAAACATACAAAGAGGAGGAAGAGTATGGATATGAAACAAAAGAAAGTAGCTTACGCTTTATTCGTAGGTGGTAATTTGGTATTTGACTATGCTAAAGATGGTAAAGTGACACAGCGTAGATTACAAACTGTCACCGATATCAAATTCAATGACGAGGATGAGATATTGGTGGGTGGTTGGATTTATAACAACGATGATGTCAACGACTATCAATACAGACAATTCTTTTTAGAAAAAATGTCTAGTGTAGATGTATTAAAAAGAATAGATGTTGCAGAAATGTCACAATGATGTCACACAAATGAAACATTGATATGATAGGATATGTTTTGTAGTTAGGAAGTGAGCCTTTATAAAATCCCACTGGTCTTATATGTCTGAAGTGCGTGTTAAGGATAAAAGTAAATGAGAACTATACCACCATGCACTAACTACAAAAACTCACCAGTCCCTAGAGTGTGAGTATAAAGCTAGAGTAGGGAGTTTGGTTTACTGAAAAACCAGTGTTGACAGGCACTTAAAAAACCGATAGTTATGTTGCTGTTGAAGGAGTTGGTAGTCATCTTCGGAACTAAAAAACTACCACCATTAATTTTAAATAAGGAGGAATGAAAATGAAAACTTGGACTAGCGTAATAACATACTCTGTGCTTGACATGGGCAGAGAGTGTGAAACAAAAGAAGAATATATTGAATTAGTAAAAGACTATTTCAGAGAAGAACATAATCTTGAAATATTGGAGAATGAAATATCCGATATTGAATTTGAGGAGAACGAAGATGAGTAAAGTATTTAGAGAATGGTTTGATACTGTTGACAAGAACAGTCAAGAGTGGTTAGACTTTGTTAAACAACAAGAGCAAGATGATGAAATGTCTGCTCAAATATTGGAGGATATGGAGAATGGAGATTAAATTACAAATGGGTGCAAAGACTTTTGCGTGTTTGGTATTTGAAAATATCTTTAGGTCTGGTCGGAATACAATGGACTATGCCTATGGTGTTAATGTTAACAGTATAAAAATGTATACAGACTTTACATCTGATATAATTTTAGAACCTTATGAAGCTGAGAAACTACATAGAAAGTTAGAAGACTTAGTCCCTAGAGTGACTGTAGGTTTGAGAACTCAATTGAAAAAACAAATGAAAGAAATTACATTACAGTTAGGAGAAGCTATATGAAAAGAATAGAAAAAGGTACATGGCATTCCAGAGTTGAGGAAATTTTAGCCAGAGATTTTGGAAATTTGTACAGTAAATTGACAGGTATAACGCAACATTTGTTGCTAGATTCTACCCATGCTTATGTCATAAATCGTAGAGATTTAGATTCTCTATCAGAGATGGAGATAAACATGCTTGTAGAAGAGCATGTGGCTTCGTGTATTGCACGTTCTTTTAGGTACTAAGGGTATGCCCTACCTTTTAATTAACCCTATGCTTAGAGAGGAGTACAGATGCTTATTATTTTTTTAAGTTTGTTAATATTTTTGTACTTTTTTGATGGTTAATTTAACAAAATTGTCACACAGTTTGACTTTTAATTTTATTTGTGATATAATCTTATACATATTATAACATTAATAAAAATAATAATTAATTATATTAATAATTTATATTAAAATTTATAAAACTTTATAAAACTTTATAAGAGGAGAATAGTAATGATAGAATATAATAATAAAAAAGTAACACCAAAGGTATATGCTAAACATATAATATCTGATGAACTTATGAAAATATTTGATAGGTTAAAACATAATCCACAGGATATAAATAATAATTGGCAGTACCTAACTTCAAAAGAAGAGAATACTATATTAGATCACGTGAGTTTGTTTGAAGATAGGATTCATAAGTTGTTGGGTGTTAAGTTTAAAAGTATTACAAGTAGTAATACCTATGAAAAATCTATATAGGAGATAGAGTTATGGAATTTATATTAATAGTAGTGGGTGTTGTCACCTTATTAACGACAACAGTTTTGTACATGTACTTGGTAGATGAGGAAAAGATAGAACCACACTACCCAACTACTGCACAACGTGGAAACTTTTGGGATGCAGAGACTAAGAAGTTTTATAAATGGGATGAGTTAATGGAACTTAAAAAAGAAAGAGAGGAACAAGATGACACAACATAATGAAGCTGTTGAACAGCAAAGAGAGATACTTGAATTAGAAAAACAAGCTAAACGAGTTGTAGGTATTGACACAAGGTACAAAGATGGGTTATGGTATAAACAAATAATTGACTATGCAGATGGTCGAAGAGTTACAGAGTACAGAGACAAACGCAGAGCAACAGTAGAGGAGAATAGATATGGCAAAGACATGGACTAAGAGTACATATGCTTCTGCTACACAAGGCAGAGGTAAGAAGACAAGTCAAGGTAGAGGTAACGTTGGCACCTCTACTATGAACAAAAGTAAGAAAGCCAACTTAAAAAAATATAGAGGGCAAGGTAAATGAAAACTAAAATATTAAAAAATAAAGTAACTATTGAGTTGACTACAAACGAGTATGATGATATGTTCAAATACATTAACAAACTTCGCAGCATGTTATCTACTTTGCATGAGACAAATGATTTATGGTTGTCTGATGTTCACAATTTAGACAGTTTACAATATGATTTGGTTAAACTATTAGATGCTAAATGGGATGCTGGTAGTTATAGATATGTTAAACGAGGGCAAGGTTAATGAACATATTTTATTTTAACGAATGTCCGGTTGAATCAGCACGAGCACAACCAGATAAAATGCTAGTCAAGATGCCACTGGAAACAGCACAGATGTTATGCACAGCACATAGAGAACTGGATGGTGATGAGTGGGCAGACAAGCAAGGACTTTACAAAGCTGCATACAAGAATCACCCTTGCACTATCTGGGCAAGAGAATCTAGTTCTAACTATCAATGGTTGTATCGGCACTTTGTAGCCTTGTCTATTGAGTACAGTCATAGATATGGTAGATCGCATTTAAGTTTTGATAAACTATCAACACCTCTTATGCAACTACCAATTAATATAAACATTGGTGATATGACACCATTAGCACAGGCTATGCCGGAGGAGTATAAACACAAAGACCCAATCGTTGCGTATCGTAGATATGTAATAAATGAAAAACACTATGCCAAGTGGGAACAGAACAGAGCTAAACCTACATGGTGGACTACACAGGAGGTAGCGTAAAATGAAATTTAAAATAATATTTGGAGCAGTAATGATAGCAATGATGGTTGCTATGGTTAGCTCAGTCAACATCACAGTAGATAACATATCTGAAAACAAAGCAGGACTTACAAGGCTAAACAAATCTTTCCTGTCTCTCAGCGAAGAGTTCGAAAGCGTAAATAGAAATGCAGACTTGATACAGTCTACCAGAGAAAGCTATCGTAATTCTTTGGTTGAGTTATCGGACAGAGTATCCCTTATGGAAGAAACTAACTCAGAGATTTATAGAATCTTAAATGATTTAGATGAACGCTTAAACAAACCACCGGTTGCAACTGTGGTTATTGAAAAGTATATAGAGCCAGAACCTACAGAAGAGTTAGGAGTTAATGCTGGGCTAGGAGTTCTTACAGGAACACAGGTTTTAGGACAGCCAGAGATAGTACCAGAGCCAGAGCCAGAAGTAATGACATGTCCAAAGGTTAGATCAACTAGACCTTACGCTGATTATATTGAAAACATTACAATCAAAAGAAAATTAAAGTTTACAGTGATCTATGATTTGTTCAATGGCAATGTTGTTAATGTTCAATACGATGGTAAGATACCTAACAAAGTTAAACAAGCAACACTTAATTACGTAATGGATTTAGATTTTGATAATCCTATTACAATTACTGGTTGCACATTACCATTCACAATTAACATTTAGGGGTTGCTTTTTATAGTAACTTGTGTTATAATACAAGCTTATTAAGATGAACTACTTAGCAGAAAGAGATCAATACAATACAGAAATACTTACTCGTGATGAGTACAGGAAGTTTGGATTGTATATGACGGAACACTATCCAAATGTAGGGCATGTGGTAGAGAAGTTAGATGATACCTTTATGGTACGCCTTGACAATACTTCACTCACATTTTGGGAAGAGATACTCACTGCTATTAGGGATTAATACGAAGGTATATTATAAGAAGTTTTGCCCTCCTTTATTTAACTTATAATATCTACAAGTTTCCGGTCTTGTGCCACTTAAAACCGGACACTTAATACAAACCGATGGAGGAAATAATATGTATGAGTATGTAAAAGGTAAGGCAATGTGGGCTAATATCACATCGCCAAACACGAGGTTTCAACCTCACAAGTATGGGCTAACTGTTCTTACAGACCCTGAGACTGCATCTAAACTTGAAGGCATAGGTCTTAATCAAGTTAGAGACAGATCAGGACAGCCTAAGTATGATGAACCGGCATTTACTTTCAGTAAGAGAGCCACAAGAAATGATGGTACTGCAAATGCTGCACCTAAACTTGTTGACACCGATGGTGCTGACATGGATGTTAGCGTAGGTAATGGTTCAGAAGTTGTTGTCAAGATCAAACCTTACAAGAATGATTATGGTCAGTTCGCTGAACTTATGGCTGTGAAGGTTGAGAACTTGGTAGAATATGTTGAAGGTGACACAGATAACGAGGAGTTTTAATTATGATTATTACTATAAATAATGATGATGGTAACACCTCGTTTGATGTCAACAACATCAGCGATGATACTATAAAGCAAGAAGCTACTGTTATTGTACAGAAAGTTGGTAACTTACAAGTTATCATAGAAGCTTTAGACTTTGCAAGTCGTACACATCGAGCCAACTTAGAAGAGTTGCTCAAAGATAGAGACGAAGCAATCGTTGAAACAGAACGTGCCAGAAATGATAAAGGGCAGTTCGTTGGCGATGACCCAGAAACTATCGAGGATGAATCTAAAGTAACAAAAGAAACATAGTCTGTGAGGAGGGCTAACATGAATGAGAAAACTTGGGATAAGTTGAAACAACCATGCCCACTTTGTCCAAGCAGTGATGCTGTAGGAATCAATGAAGATGGTTCGGCAAAGTGTTTTAGTTGTGGAGAATTTATGCCTAATTATGAACAAGCATGTAACGGAAAAACTATGACACAAACAGAAACAATTCAACCTAAACAACCTGACAATGTGATTGAAGGTAATTTCATTGCATTGACTGACAGAAAAATATCTCAAGCAACTGCACAGAAGTTTGGGGTTAAAGCTGTTCAAGACCTTAAGGGTCAGGTCATTAAACATTTCTATCCATACTACAATGGACATGAACTATCAGCTACCAAGTGCAGAAATTCTGTTACTAAAGATTTCTTTGTACAAGGTAGTTACAATGACACCGGATTGTTTGGTCAGCAATTGTTTAAGGGTGGCAAGTACGTCACCATAACCGAAGGGGAGTGTGATGCTATGGCAGCTTACGAACTACTTGGTAGTAAGTGGGCTGTGGTATCCATCAAGCGTGGAGCACAAGGTGCAGTAAGAGATATCAAGGAGAGCTTGGAGTTCTTTGATAACTTTGAAAACGTGATCGTTGCTTTTGATAATGATAAAGCAGGAAAGGATGCAGCAGTAAAAGTTGCAAGACTTTTCAAGCCCGGAAAGGCTAGGATACTCACACTTCCCAATGGGTTTAAAGACCCTAACGATATGCTTAAGTCTAACAGACATAAGGACTTCGTTGAATCTTGGTGGTCTGCTAAAGTGTATACACCATCCGGTGTTATCAATGTTACAGAGCAACGTGAAAAGTTTCACAATCGTGAGAAGAAACAAAGCATCCCTTATCCTTATGAAGGACTCAATAAAAAGCTGTATGGCTTGAGACAAGGTGAGCTTGTAACTCTTACAGGTGGAACAGGGCTTGGTAAGTCTAGTGTAACCAGAGAACTAGAGCATTGGCTTGTGAAACAAACACAAGACAACGTAGGTATCATAGCATTAGAAGAAGATTGGAGACGTACCATTGATGGTATACTTTCTATTGAAGCTAACGCTAGGTTATACATTGACCAAGAACGTGAGAAGTTTTCTAAAGAGGAACTTGATAAGATGTTTGACATCTTGTACGATGGTGAGAATAAAAACAGAGTATGGGTTCATTCCCACTTTGGCACCAACGACATTGATGATATCTTTACCAAGCTTCGCTTTATGATTATTGGTTGCGACTGTAAGTGGGTGGTAGTAGATCACTTGCATATGCTAGTCAGTGCTGTTCACGAGGGTGATGAGAGACGAGCTATTGATACGATTATGACTAGGCTTAGAAGTTTAGTTGAAGAGACAGGTGCAGGGATTATTCTTGTATCACATCTTAGACGTGTCGATGGTAACAAAGGACACGAGAATGGAATTGAAGTAAGTCTCTCTCATCTACGTGGCTCTAATAGTATTGGACAACTATCCGATTGTGTTATTGCATTGGAACGTAATCAACAATCAGAAGACCCCGATGAAGCTAGAACTACAAGACTACGTGTACTTAAATCAAGATATACAGGTGATGTAGGTATGGCAGCTAGGGTGATATATGATTCAGAAACAGGTAGACTATCTGAACTAACTAACGAAGACATAGAGTTTGATAACTCTGGTGAAGAGGGATTCTAATGGATTTAGTATTTGATATAGAGACTGATGATATCCATGCCACAAAAGTATGGTGTATCGTTGCTCAGAATCCTGACTCAGGTGAGATATTTAAGTTCCCACCTAACAAGTTAGAAGAAGGGTATCAGTTTCTTACCACAGCAGATAGGCTGATTGGTCACAACATTATTGGATTTGATATACCAATGGTAGAAAAGTTTGGAGGAGTTAATCTCAGTGATAAAGATATCATTGATACTTTAGTTTTATCCAGACTGTTTAATCCAACACGTGATGGTGGTCACAGCCTTGAGACTTGGGGTTACAAGTTAGGCTATCCAAAGATTGAGTTTGAAGATTATCTTAATTACTCTACTGATATGTTAAACTATTGTGTACGGGATGTACAGTTAAACACTAGGGTACTACAAGAACTTCGTAAAGAATCAAAAGGTTTCTCACCCCAGTCAATTGAGATTGAACAAGGTGTTGCTAAGATTATGAAACAGCAAGAACAAGATGGTTTTGATTTTGATATGCAATCAGCACTTGGTTTGTTAGCAGAGCTAAGAGAAAAGAAACAACTGATTGAATCAGAGGTACACGAAACTTTTAAACCTAAATGGGTAGACACAAAAGAAGTTATACCTTACATAAAGAAAGATGGTAACCTATCTAAGCGTGGACTAACTGATGATGAGTATCAACGTTGTTTAGATACCAACAACTTCAATCCTTTTATGAGACAAACTTTACAAGAGTTTAATCTTGGTTCTCGTAAACAGATTGGAGAATATCTTATAGACTTTGGTTGGAAGCCAGATAGATTTACACCTACCGGTCAACCTATTGTAGATGAGAAAACATTATCCAAGATAACTCACATACACGAAGCAAAACTTATAGCAGATTTTTTATTACTGCAAAAGCGTATAGCTCAAATTGATTCGTGGGTAGAAGCTGTTAAGGATGATGGTAGAATACATGGATTTGTTATTCCTAATGGTACTATTACCGGAAGAATGACACACAGAAACCCCAACGTTGCACAGGTTCCATCTGTTCACAGTCCTTATGGCAAAGAATGTCGAGCCTGTTGGACTGTACCAGAAGGACACAGCCTTGTAGGTGTAGATGCAAGTGGATTAGAGCTACGTATGTTAGCACATTATATGAATGATGAGGAGTATATAAATGAGATTATTAATGGAGACATTCACACGACTAACCAAAACTTTGCTGGACTTAAATCAAGAGATCAGGCTAAAACTTTCATCTACGCACTCGTTTACGGAGCAGGAGATGAAAAGATTGGAAGCATCATTAAAGGAAGCAGAGCAGACGGTAAGAAGTTGCGAGAACGCTTTCTTAGTAGTCTCCCAACATACAAGTCTCTTAAGGAACGAGTTGACAGAGCAGCTTCAAAAAATTTCCTCAAAGGATTAGATGGTAGGAAGTTGTACATAAGAAACAAACACTCAGCTTTGAACACATTGCTTCAAGGTGCCGGTGCTATTCTTATGAAAAAAGCTTTATGTATTTTATCTAGTAGGCTTAAGCTTAGTGGAACACCACATAAGTTTGTCGCAAACATTCACGATGAATGGCAGATAGAAGTCTTATCTTGTAGAGCAAACAAGGTAGGACAAATGGCTGTTGAATCTATCATAGAAGCAGGTGAACATTTTGATCTACGTTGTCCGATGGATGGCGAATTTAAAGTAGGAGGTAATTGGAGTGAGACACATTAA